TGATTTCTCCAATACATTAACGCAAGGATTATAGCCCTGTCTGCAACAAGGTCAATACCTGACGGCTGTTTTTCCGGGAGAAGTCGGCGAAAAACCAAGCTGGATTTTCGCCCAACGAATTTTCGTCGGACGAAAATCCAGAAAATAAGAAAATTTGCCCTTCCAGTTTTTAGCCATAACTGCCGTACAACAAATCTTTTACGCCAACACAGGACATTCTATATCCGACGAAAATCCAGCCCTTCGGCGAAAATTCACCATTAAGGGGTGAAGGCACTTGGGCCTTTTTAACAGGACATGCTGGTCCTCGAATAAGAACGATTGAGTTTATAAGGAGATATGTTTTGAAACAAGTCATGAAAACATCGCTTTCGCCCCGGCGACAAGAATTGGTTACCCTAATGCAGCAGATCAACTTTGGCAGGATTGAGGATCTGCCGGTCCGTTGTGGTGAGCCTGTGATGGACTCATCAGTCCGGGTAATTCGCAAGATCAAGTTCGGTAGCGAACACAGACCTGGACCTAAGACTGGCCGGGATTTCGAGCTGAAGAAGCAGGTGACTGAACTGATCAGTCAAATCGACCGGATTGGGACCGGGACTATCCATTCGCTGGAGGTTAAACACGGACTGCCATTCGTAATGGACGTTGAATCAGCAATATAAATCAAAAACCAAAATCAATTTACGTTAGTCGATTTTACTAACCGCAAAGCGGAGGTGATCGGGAACGCAAAGCCATTGGGCTTGTATCTCGGTCGTCTCCGTCTTGCATTCGACTTGGCTTTTCGTTCCTGCCTCCGCAGAAAGAGAGGCCAAGTGGATAACGAACAATTCAAAACGTACATCAGGTCCTTAGTTGAATGCAAAGCCAGACAGCTGGTCGGCAAGTGTGGCATTCGAAAGTGTGACGTCGAGGACATCGAACAGGAACTGTTTCTTCACCTGCTGCTTAGAGCCAGCGAGTACAAGTCATCCAAAAGCAAGCTTACGACGTTCGCTCAGCGAATTATCGAACGGAAGGTCAAAAACATATTGAGAGACAGATCGGCCGGTAAGCGAAGCACGTTCGACCAGGCACGATCGCTCCATGAGGTGATTGGCTCGGATGATCAGGGTACTGAGATTACTCTACTAGCAACCATTCCAGCCAGGGACGTCCCCTCAGTTGAGTTTGCCACGGATGTAAAGATGATCATCGAATCACTGCCTGTTTTGCATCGCAAGGTCTGCCTGATGCTTATGGCCGGTTTTACCATCGGTTCTATTGCTGATCAGCTTGGCATGCCTCGCACGACCCTGAGGGATTCAATCGTCAAGGAGATCAGATTTGCGTTCTCTGAGTTAAAAAACTTCTCGGATTTTCGCCGTTTTGGCAATTCACCGAGTATGTAATAACTATGGACACTACACACAAGGACAAACCAATGCACCAACTAACAAGACCGGATTGGCTGATCGAGGAACCTGATGAAGTTTACCATGGCAAGGCGAAAGAATTTCTCTCGAGCCATCAACTGAATGATTTTCGCAAGTGCCCATATCTCTACTGGAAAAAGCACAGCGGGCTGATCGCTGACAAAGACAGCTCAGCATATGCGTTCGGACGGGCCGCTCACACGCTTATCTTAGAAGGACGGCAAACATTCGAACAACGCTATGCAGTGGGTGGACCAATAAATCCAAGAACCGGCAAACCTTACGGCAGCGGCACCAAGGCGTTTGCTCAGTGGTCTGCTGACCAGGGCAAGCCGGTGGTTACTGACGACGAATTTGTAATTCTGGAGATGATGGAGCAGGCGGTTCTGACACATCCCTGTGCTCCCAAATTCATCACAAGCGGTTTTGCAGAAGGTGTATGCAGGTCGCCTTATCTTGGCATCCCTTCGCAGATCCGCATGGACTATTTGCACCCATCTTATGGAATTGTTGATCTTAAGACCTGCGATGACTTGACATGGTTTGAATCTGATGCCAGGCGATATGGCTATCTTCACCAGATGGCTTTCTATCGAGCCGTTTTGAAAGAGACCATGGGCAGTAAAGCATCAGTGCATATCTTAGCGGTCGAGAAAAAACAGCCATTCAGGTGTGGCATCTGGAAGGTCTCTGGTGATGCACTGGATTTTGCCCAGGCCGAAAACGAGTCAGCAATCAGGCTGCTCAAGGAATGCTGCAGCGAGCAGATCTGGCCCACGGGCTACGAGGACATTCGAATCTACGACACAGTTTAACCCGGTTGAGCAGGACGGCGTGCCCGGCTTGATCACCCGGACCAGACTCCCCATGCCTGCTCAATCTTTTTGAGATTAAATTTCTTTATTGGAGTAAACTAAATGACCTTACTGAACAACATCATAACCGACCCTGCACCATCCGCTCCCAAGGGGATCATATACGGCCCACCTGGTGTTGGTAAGACCAGCTTTGGTGCATCGGTATCAGACTCGCTGATTATAGACTGCGAGAATGGGGCCGGATCTATCAAGTGCAGCAGAACGCCTTATCTGGCCAGCTGGGAGCAGATACTTGGATGGCTCAGGGCGATCGAACAGGAAGATCATCCTTACAAAGTCATAGCGATCGATACGATCGACTGGCTGCTGCGACGCATAGAAGAGCATGTCTCTGGATGTGCTGGCGGTAAAACTGACTCGACGCTCAATAGAAGTCACGGTGGCTATGGCAACGGCAAGCAGGTTCTAAAGAATTATGTTTACCAAATCCTGTTGCCTGTGCTCGACCGGATCGTGGCTCGCGGCATTGCCGTACTGCTTCTCGCTCATGCCAAGCGGACTGAGATTACTGATATCGACGGCATCACGGTGGAAAAGACGACGCCCGAGCTTCCGGATGGCTATTTGAACGTCATGGTCGAGTGGTCTGATTTCGTTTGCCTGGCTCGCATTGACAGTCAGGACCATCGATACCTGACCACCCGTGAAACGCCTCGTGCACTGGCAAAGAATCGTTACCACCTGCCCGAGTCACTGCCTTTTGAATGGAATGCATTCAGCGAAGGAATAACTCAGGGCCTTTCAAAAGCTTTTAACCCCAAATCTTAGGAGAATCCTAAACTATGGCATATCTTAATAATTTTGATGCTAACACGGTAGATCCGGCCCAGAGCTTTGAAGCCCTGCCAGCAGGTAAGTATATCGCGGCGATCACCGAATCCGAAATGAAGCCCACCAAAAACAACAATGGCCATTACCTGCAGCTGACCTTGGATGTCCTCGATGGCCAGTACAAGGGCAGAAAGGTATGGGCCAGGCTTAATCTCGATAATCCCAATGCCCAGGCGGTCCAGATCGCTCGTGGTGAACTTTCGGCAATATGTCGGGCGGTTGGAGTAATGCAGCCTCGTGACTCGGTTGAGCTGCACAATCTGCCTCTGTGTATCAAGGTGACCTGTAAAAAACGCGGGGACACAGGTGAAATCACAAATGAGATCAAAGGGTACGAAAAGAAGGAAGCTGCCTTTGCAGCAGCACCTTCTGTTCCCGCACCGCAGGCGACTAATAACACCCCGCCATGGCAGCGGTGAGGTTTAGGTGGTTTTAACGCTTCCATATCCGCCAAGCATTAATCACTACTGGCGGCGCGTCGGGCAGCGAACGCTGATCAGCCGGGAGGGCCGGACTTTCCGTAAGAAGGTCTGCGCCCTCCTTGGCCGTGGCATCGAACCGCTCGAGGGACGCCTGGCTGTTGTGCTGGATATTTATCCGCCCGATCGCCGCCGTCGCGATATCGACAATGTACAAAAAGCTCTGCTCGATGCTGTTGAGCATGCAGGTGTTTACCGCGATGACAGCCAGGTTGATCTACTGATCACCCGGCGGCGCGACGTGGTCAAAGGCGGCAGGGCGGTCGTCCACATAACAGATATTTCAACAGCCAGGAATCTTTTGAGTAAATTAGCTAAGGAATTGCATGCATAAGTTCTTTCCAACCATATTAATCTTTCTCGATATTTGCGCAGCCGCAGGGTACGTGCCGAGCGGTGACTGGAGAAAAGTCGTCTACTGGCTCGCCGCAGCTACGCTCACGACGGTGGTGACATGGTAATCCAGCTTAGACCCTATCAGCAAGAAGCCATTGATGCCGTTTATCAGCATCTGCGAGAGAGAGATGATAACCCATGCGTTGTGCTCCCGACAGGTACGGGTAAAGGGGTCGTGCTGGGGCAGATAGCTACTGATGCGGTTACCCGCTGGGGCGGTCGAGTTCTTGTCCTTGCACATGTCAAAGAACTACTCGAGCAGAATGCCGAGAAGATCCAGCTGCTGTGCGATGATCTGGATGTGGGCATCTACTCTGCAGGTATGAACCGCAGGGATACCGATCATCCTGTTATCGTGGCGGGGATTCAGAGCGTCTACAGGCGGGCATGTGAGCTCGGTGCGTTCGATCTGGTCATCGTAGATGAGGCGCATTTGATAGCTCCGGATGGGGAAGGAATGTATCGCCAGTTCTTGGGTGATGCAAAGATCATCAACCCGAACCTGCGTGTAATCGGCCTGACCGCCACACCCTACAGAATGAAAGGAGGTATGATCTGCAAGCCTGAGAATATCCTTAACCACGTTTGCTATGAAGCGGGCATCAAGGAAATGATCGTCCAGGGGTATTTGTCAAAGCTCAAAAGCCGTAGCGGTAAGGTACGGGCGGATCTCGATGGCCTGCATGTACGTGGCGGTGAATTTATCGCCTCTGAGATGGAGTCGGCCATGGATCAGGATTCGCTTGTCAGGAATGCCTGCCGTGAAATAGTCGAGCTGACCAAGGACCGCAACAGTGTTCTGATCTTTACGACCAGCATCACCCACTGCGAGCATGTAGCGGCCGAGATCAGCAGGCTCTCAAAGCAGGAATGTGCAATGATCACAGGTGATACGCCATCTGATGAGCGGGCCGAGATTATCAATCGATTTAAAGGCAATACCGTCAAATCTGATCTGTTCGGTGGTACAAAGCCTCCGCTCAAGTACCTGGCTAACGTCAATGTTCTTACCACGGGTTTTGATGCAGCCAACATCGATTGTGTGGTTCTGCTTCGCCCAACCGCTTCAGTGGGGCTCTTCGTGCAAATGATAGGTCGTGGCACCCGTCTGCATCCGGGCAAAGAGGATTGCCTCGTTTTAGACTACGGTGGAAACGTCCTGCGGCATGGGCCTGTAGATGCGGTTGTTTTGCCAGAGGAACTGGCGGGCGGTGGTGAAGCTCCAGCAAGGGAGTGCCCTGAATGTAATTCGCTTATTCATGCTGCTTATACCGTCTGCCCCGAATGCGGGCACCAGTTCCCGCCTCCCGGGGCTAATGACAATCTTACCGATCGAGCGGATTCATCAGCCATTCTTTCTGGTGAAGTGGAAGATACTGACTACAAGGTCAGGGACGTTTTCTACTCGGTGCATATCAAGCGGGCTGCTGATGATGACCATCCTAAGACCATGCGTATCGAGTACTGCATTGGATGGCAGCTTTATGTCAGTGAGTGGGTCTGTCCCGAGCACAGCGGATGGGCCAGGCAAAAATTCGAAAAGTGGTGGTCGCAAAGATCGATCGTGCCAGCTCCGCAGACGGCACATGAAGCAGTGATGCTGGCAGAAGATGGAGCACTGGCCCGAACTAGAATGGTCACAGTACGAACGGTCTCCGGCGAAAATTATGACCGGGTCATAGGCTATGAGGTCGGCGAAAAGCCAGATTATTGTCCTGAGCCCGGATGGAATGATGATGTTGGCAGCTACGAAAACAACGAACCGGCATACGCATTTGATGATGACGATTTACCCTTCTAAGTGAGACAACCCATTGGAAAACAGAGATACAATCGTAAGAGTCTTAAAGACACTCTTTGAGTCTGGTGATGTGTTCGAGATTCGCATGCTGGATGCAGTTTTGCCCGGCTCGAGCTGGCAGCACGTTCAAAGCGGCTATTTCGATTACGAGCACATCGAGGACGTACCGAATGCACTGGCCAACTTTAAAACCTATGGCGGCGTTTACGTCACCCTTAACCCGGTTAACCCGAATCTGCTGGGAAGGGCAAACAACCGTCTAAAGAAAGCCAAAAACCGCGAGACCACAGGCGATAAGGACATCCTGCGTCGTCGCTGGTGGCTGATCGATGTGGATCCGGTCCGACCAGCGGGCATCAGTGCTACCGAAGAAGAGAGGGGTCTGTCGTTCGATAAGGCAGCAGAGATATCCAGTGGTTTACAGTCGATGGATTTTCCAAAGCCGATGTGCGTCAATTCAGGTAATGGTACGCAGCTGCTCTATCGGGTTGATTTACCAGCTGATGATGGCGGGCTTATACAACGGTGTCTACAGCAACTTTCTGCCTGTTCGACGGACAGGGTGCAGGTTGATATGAGCGTATACAACTCTGCACGCATCTGCCGTCTGCCGGGCACATGGAACCGCAAAGGCGATCCCATCGATACCCGGCCGCATCGGGTCGCTGAGATTATAGATTTGCCTGATGAAATTGAAACGGTCCCAGCGGAGCTCTTGCACAAACTTGCAGGCAACTGTTCGAAAACATCGAATAGTTCGGCTGACGAGATCCAACCGACAATCTCGACCGTCTCACCAATCGACGATTTCAACGAGCGAGGCGACATAACGGCTATTCTTCAAAAGCATGGCTGGACGCTCAAAAGTGAATCTGATCAGCAGTACTGGTACAGGCCCGGCAAATCCACCGGCCAGCATTCAGCTACTTATGATGGCACTGTCTTTTATGTGTGGAGCGATAATGCCCATCCATTCGAGGCCAGGCAGGGCTATAATCGGTTCGGTGTGTATAAGCTGCTCGAATATGGCGGGGACGATTCGGCGTCTATTGCCGCACTCAAAACCGACGGGTACGGGCCAGATGATGGTGATGTGGATCTGACGGGTATTCTTGGCAAGTTGTGTGATGGGACCGCAAAAGCGTCTCCACCATTGCCATATGGCATTGAAGTTCACTCACTGGCCCAATTGCGCAAGACATTCAGTGGTCTTAACAAACCAGTGGTTCATGGCCTGTTGCGCGAAGGTGAGACAATGAATGTCATTGCCGCGCCCAAGATGGGTAAAAGCTGGCTCACGATGCGACTGGCCGTTTCCATAGCGTCAGGCATAGATTGGATGGGATTCGAAGTTGAACAAGGGAAAATCCTGCACATCGACAACGAATTACATCGAAATCTGATCATCGATCGTTATGAGAAAGTATGCAAGGCAATGAATTTGCCTGCGCGGCTCTTAGATGGAAACGTGGATGTTATCTCGCTGAGAGGTGAGCTAAAGGATATTGTTTCTATCGGGGATATTTGTCAGAGCTTGCAGTCTAACTGTTATAAGCTGGTAATTATTGACGCATTCTATCGCACACTGCCGGTTGGAACTGATGAGAACGACAACGGTGCCATTGCAGGCATCTACAATATGATAGATCGTTACGCAGCTTTGATGAAGTGCGGTTTTGTGCTGATCCACCATTCCAGCAAGGGCAATCAGTCCGGCAAATCTGTAACCGATGTCGGTGCAGGTGCAGGCAGTCAATCGCGAGCGGCCGATACCCATCTGGTGATACGTCCACATGAAGAGCAGGATATATTCGTCATGGAAGCGGGTATTCGCAGTTGGGCACCAATTGACCCAATAGCATTGCATTGGCAGTGGCCGTTGTTTTCGCGAACAGATGAGGTAGATACATCACAGCTGCTGGGAATGGCAAAGCCCAAAGCCAAGGACAAGCCGCCGTCACTGGAGGACTTTGTCGATCGCTGTGTCGCACCATACGATCCATGCTCCAAGAATTCGATCGTGTACGAAGCGGGGCAGATACTTGGGCTTTCTGAACGCAAGGCAAACGATATGCTGTCTCTGGCCATGGAGAATGGCTTGTGCACTAGAATAAAGGCTGGCTCAAGAATGGTCTATGTCAAAAATCGTGCCGGGATCTCTGGTGAAAAAAGTCTGTGGGCGGCGGCCTTGCTTACACATGACCCCGGTAAACCTCCGCAGGAAATTGCAGAAGTTACGAGTTGTTCAGTCAGGCAGGTTAACAGGGTTCGACAGGAATTAAGCCTCTAACGGCAGCTGCTGGCGATTTCCCAGATGTGGGGTAGCATAGAGGGGCCAGAAGATGAGTTTTTGCGAAGGCAATTCCTGGTACGGACCATCTTGCAATACCCAGCCTTGTGGGCAATTGGGATAAGCTTCAAGGCATAAATGCAGACTTCTAAGTCGCCCGGCGGGGCCGGATTTAACTTCGATCGGATAGATAGTGCTGTCGCGAACCGTAAGATAATCTACCTCGGCATTGGAACTCTTGGCAGTGCGTGACCAGTAAAAGAGCTTATCCGTATGCCAGGCAAGCAGCTCCTGAGCGACGAACTGTTCGGCAAGCTGACCATTGTAAATTGATAAAAGATTCTCCTTACCAACCGCAATTGAGGGATCGATGCCACACATGTGCTGCATTAGTCCGATGTCCAGCATGGATGCTTTAAATCGCTTTCCTTGCGAGGCTCCCAAGGGCAAGCCGGATGGATTAGCCGAAGATATTCTGTTAAGCAATTTGGCCTTACAGAGCAAATCGAATGCTTTGTGGTTGGTTACCCCTGACGCATGCTCATAAAGTTGGGTGTATTTAATCTGCTGGCCAGTGCTTCGGGCAACCGAATCCAGTACTCCATCCAAACAGGCATAGTCAACTGAAGGGCGATACTTGGCAAAATCCTCTCGATAAGATGAGATGATTTGCGAATGTATTTTGTAAGACTCCAGCTTTGATCTCGTGTCCCGGTATGCCTCTACTGCTTCAGGCATGCCGCCGATGAAGAAGTAGTCTCGTAAATGTTGGTGAATGGCCTCCACAAGGGCATCAGAATGATCTTTGGGGTGCTCCAGTAGTCTTTCGGCGATAATCTCGTTACCGATGGCCAGTATGTATTCGTAGAATGTCATCGGCGTTATGTGAAGATATTCGATTCGGCCGACCGGGACGGAAATTCCACCAAACGCGAATTCCAGCATCGAACCAGCTGCAACAACGTGCAGTTCGGGAAGTTCTTCATAGAAATATCGCAAAGCAGTGATTGCCCGAGGGTAGCCTTGAATTTCATCGATGAACAATAATGTTTTGCCGGGTGTGATGCGCCCCGCGTGCAATTCGATGACCTCCAGCATCCTGTTAGGTGTTAGGTCTCCTTCGAATGCTGCATGGAATTGAGGTTGTTTTTCAAGGTCAATTTTAACGTACTTCTCAAATTGTTTCGCCAGACAGTTTTCTACAAGCCAGGTCTTGCCCACCTGCCTGGCTCCACGGATTACAAGTGGTTTGCGGCGGTAGGAATTTATCCACGCAAGTAGTTTTTTTTCGGCGATCCGCTTCATTGTTTGTCTCCACTGCTTTAGAAATACAAGGTAAATATAGCAGGTATGATTTAGAAATACAAGGCAAAAGCTAAAGGATTGCTTTAGATATACAGTTCATACTAGCATTATGATTTGGGACATGGCCGGGACATGGCTTGGACATCATGTCCTAAAATCAGGGACACCATGTCCCAACTTTAAAATCGTAAGTGCTTATTTTACAGGAAGTTAAGGGTTTCATGTCCCGTAGGACACGGCGCAGTATAAGGTCATGTCAGAAAACGTGTCTGATGTCCCAAGGGTTGATTTCTGTAAGTCTTGTATTTACAGTGGTTTACAAAATTTGATTTGGGACATATGCTTGGACATGGTCACACTCTACCCCCTACGGGGGTATATGCGGGCGTCTGAAACGCCCCGCAATAAACCCCAAAGACGTAGGGTGATCGCAAGCCAATGGGTCCTTCCTGCCAAAATGGCAGGAAAAGGCAGCGGGAACCAGTCACGTTACTGACCACAGTTTGTTTTTTGTGCATAACAGATTTTTTCGCCGAAACGCCGTTTTACCGGGTAAGAAATGGGTAGCCGATTACTTGCTACTTATCCCAGGAAACGATATGCGAATTACCCAGCGAAATACCGACTCGATCAGACCCTACGAAAACAACCCGCGCCTCAATGACGAGGCTGTGGATGCCGTTGCACAGAGCCTCAAGGAGTTCGGCTTTCGTCAGCCAATCGTGGTGGACGAAGATGGTGTGATCATCTGTGGTCACACCCGGTTCAAGGCGGCACAGAAACTTGGCCTGGAAAAAGTCCCTGTCCACGTGGCCAAGGATCTCTCGCCCGAGCAGGTCAAGGCGTACCGGATCGCGGATAACCGGACCGGCGAGTTGTCGGAGTGGGACTGGGGTCAGCTCAAGATTGAGCTTGGCGATCTGCAGGAAGCAGAGTTTGACCTTGGCATGCTGGCGTTCGATGAAGAGGAATTGAATAAGCTGCTGGATGGTGACAGCGAAGCCGTGGTCGAGGGGCTCACGGATCCAGATGCTGTTCCCGAGCCGCCGGAGGAGCCGATCACCAAGCGAGGGGACATCTGGCTGCTTGGTGATCACCGGCTCATGTGTGGCGATTCGACCAGCAGGGTAGATGTCGAAAGACTCATGGATGGCTGCCTGGCGGATATGGTTTTTAGCGACCCGCCATACGGGGTCAACTACGTAGGCGGCACTGCCGAGCAGATGACCATCGACAACGACAATCTCAGCGAGGCCGATTACATTTCGTTCATGGACGCCTTCTTTACCCGGTTCCGTGAAAGCATCCAGGAAACCGCATCTTTGTACATCTGCCATGCATCGTCGTGGCAGCTCGAGACAGAGCTGGCAATGCGGCAGGCAGGGTTTGAAGTCCGCAACCAGATCATCTGGGCCAAGAACTGTGGGGCATTCGGATTCGGCCGCTACAAGTTCCAGCACGAGCCGATTTTCTATGCTCACATCAAAGGCGAATCAGACAAGTGGTACGGCGACAAGACACAGACCACACTCTGGCAGGAAAAGAAGCCAGCTGCCAACCGGCTGCACCCGACCATGAAGCCGGTGGAGATAGTCCAGAGAGCCCTGGTAAACAGCTCTAAACGCAGCGATCTGGTGCTCGATCTGTTCATGGGCTCTGGCACGACGCTGATCGCCGCAGAAACGCTTGGACGGCGGTGTGTTGGGATGGAGCTCGACCCGGCCTATTGCGATGTGATTGTCAAAAGGTACGAAGAATTCACAGGGACCAAGGCCAAGCGGTCCAATGAGAAAACCCCAGCAGTTGCCGGGGTTGAGGATTAGGGCATTGGGTCTATGACATTGGAACGCAGGAACTTGGCGATTTCTGTTTTGCCTATCTGGCCCTTAGCTACGCCCAGAGTTATTTCGACCAGTCCTTCTTCGTCGTTTTGAATTTGGATGTCATTGATTGCCAGAAAGACGATCGCCGAGGCGGCTCCGATTCGCTTGTTGCCGTCTAGGAAAGCATGGTTTTGAACAAGATGATAAAGATAAGCCGCAGCCATCTCGAAGATGTCATTGTAAAGAAACTGACCCTCATAGGCGGCTTGAGGGGCTGCAATTGCAGATTGGAGCAAGCCCATGTCTCGAACGCCAGCAAGGCCTCCGTAATTCTCAATAAGACTGCCGTGCAATCGCAGGACTTGTTCAAGGTCAAGGAAGTAAGGAATTTGCATGAGTTACTCAGCCAGCTTTTTCATGGCATTGCCGAATCGCTCGTGAATCATACTGACGGCATCGTGAAATTTCTTTTCTTGTTCGGGGCTGCGAACGGGTGTTAGAACCAGCGAACGGCCATCGGAAATAATCTCAAAAGATGTCTCGGGCGTAGCCTGGAGCAGGTCCAGGATAGGCTTGTCAATGACCATGGCATAACTGTTGCCGTGTTTTGTAAGCTTTTTAATCATGATTTTATCCTTAGCAAATGTGTTTAACAAAGTATACACATTGTATATACGGAAGTCAAGGCCAACTGTGCACGAGAAAACCCCGGCAGAAAATACCGGGGCTGGGGAGGTGAAGGGTTAATGGTGTCTTTAGTTGACCAACTCGAACTTGCCTCTCTCTTGGGCCCGGCGGAACCGCGAGTCGTCGCCCTTGGTGTTGATCTCACGAAGGATGCTGGCATAGAGCGTGTTGGCAGGTGTCTTGCCCGACTTGGGTTGCCAGATGTTTGTCTCAATCGCTTTTTCGACGATGTCCTTGCAGGACAGCGGGCTGATGACTTCGAGAATAACAGCGGCCGAATCGAGAAGCGACAGCCGCTTGCTCTCGCGTTTGGCCTCAGAGCCTTTAGGTCCCCCCGTGTGGCCTTTGGTTTTGCTGGCCGGGGACTTGTCGGCCTTGGAGCTTTTCTCGGCCGTGTCGGCAGGCTCTAGCCTGTCGGCGTTTCGGATGGTCATGGTTTTGCCGCTGGTAAGGCTCTCAACTTTCCATCCGCCTTTGGGTTCTGCTTCGAGCAGTTTTACCTGCGTGGTGTTCGAGCCTACTTTGCAGGAGCAGATGGTTCCGGGTTTGAGTTGGTTAGCTTTCATGTTTCGTTCCTTTCGTTAGAGGGTTCTTAAAATTTGCCAAGACGAATGAGTTCTCGGTAATAGTCGTGGATGTCGGAGTTGGTGCCGCGATAGCCTTCAAGGCTCAACTGCATTTGCTCGGCCATCGCGTAGATGTCCTCTTCGCTATTGGCCGCGATCTGATACTGCTTGCCGTTTGGAAAATCCGGAGTGAGAAGTTCTACTTCGATGTGATCAGTGTAGCGTTTGCGGTGTGCGGTGGCGAAGTAGCCGATCTGTCCTTCGAATTCGATTCGCGTGATACGCATGTTGTGCCTTTCTGTAAGTCCTTGCTCTAAAATGGTTTAGCTCGCTTTTGCTGGTTAGACATTACCATCAAAGCGGGCTTAATCAAGTCATGTAAGCCGTTATTTCAAAAGAATTTACGATAATTTCAGGTGTGTGCGAAGATGTCCTCCAATGCTGCCAGAATCACTGCTATCTCGCCAAAGAAAGCCGCCGAGATCCTGCGAAAATCAGGCTCGAAGTTCGCAAATACCGAGACAATATCTGCGGACATCAAGGCCGGTGCGCCAGTCAATGAGGACGGCACTATCAACATAGTCGAGTACGCAGCCTGGCTGGTGAAGGAGGATGGCCGTGGCGATTGATCCATCCAGGCTAAAACCAGCAGAGCTTACCAGGCTCTTGAACTCGACCAGCCTTGGAACGGTTGCCGAGGGGACGAAGATCTTTCGGCATCGCCAGCAGGCAGGCTATAGAATCTCCTCTGACGGCAAGATGGTGAACCTGTTCAAATACATCGCCTGGCTTGTCGATGAGCGGCACAGGCCAAAGACCGAGTCCGAAGGGCCGCGCGACTATGAGGCCATGAAAGAGGCCGCCCGTGCCCGCAATGCATCGCTTTCGGCAGCGGGTCGTGAGATCGGCGAGCTTCCCCAGGTAGTCGATAGCAGGAGGAAGCAGGCGTGTAAAAATGATTTCAGGCTGTTTTGTGAGTCGTATTTCCCGCAGACTTTCAGCCTGGAGTGGTCGGATGACCATTTGAGGGTCATCTTCAGGATCGAACAGGCGGTATTGCATGGTGGGTTGTTTGCCATGGCAATGCCGCGTGGCAGTGGCAAATCTACCCTTGCAGAGACGGCATGTCTTTGGGCACTGGTCTACGGCCACCGCAACTTCGTGACGCTGCTTGGAAGTGATGAAGGGCACGCCCTTGGTATGCTCGAATCTATTAAGACCGAACTCGAATCCAACGATCTGCTGCTGGAGGATTTCCCGTCAGTGTGCTATCCGATCCATTCACTCGATGGTATTGCGAACCGCTGCAGCGGTCAGCTCTACAATGGCCAGCGAACCCAGATCAGCTGGACGGCCAATGAGATTGTGCTGCCAACCATTGAAGGCTCACCAGCTTCGGGGGCTATCATCAGAGTGGCGGGTATCACCGGCCGGATCCGTGGTATGAAGTTCAAGCGTCCAGATGGTCAGACGGTGCGTCCATCCCTGGTGATCCTTGATGACCCCCAGACCGATGAATCGGCCCGGTCGCTAAGTCAATGCGCAAACAGAGAGAGGATACTGGCTGGTGCGGTTCTTGGTTTAGCCGGACCGGGCAAAAAGATCTCTGGTATCATGCCGTGCACTGTAATCCGTCCCGGTGATATGGCGGACCGAATACTCGACCGCGAAAAACATCCCGAATGGAATGGTGAGAGAACAAAGATGGTCTATTCGTTTCCTGACGATGAGAGACTCTGGGATAAATACGCGCAGATCAGGGCAGACTCATTGCGAGAGCATGGAGATATGCGAGATGCGACCGAGTTCTACAGACAGCACCAAGAGACTATGGATGCCGGGGCCGAGGTCGCCTGGGCCAGGCGATACAACCATGATGAACTCTCAGCCATCCAGCACGCCATGAATCTAAAGCTACAAGATGAAGCCGCGTTCTGGGCGGAGTATCAGAACGAACCTCTGCCCGAAAATGCTGGCGATGATGAGCTTTTAACCGTCGATGAGATCGCCCAAAAGCTGAACGGCTTCAAGTCGGGTGAGATCCCAATCGGTTGTGACCATATGACGATGTTCATCGATGTGCAAGGCAAGCTGCTGTTTTATGTTGTCTGTGCATGGGAGAGCAATTTTAGCGGCTATGTGGTCGATTACGGAGCCTATCCTGATCAGAAGCGGAGATACTTTACCCTTCGCGATGCCAGACCTACCCTGACCGACATAAAAAAGGGAGCAGGGCTTGAAGGCAGCATCTATGCAGGGCTTGAATCTTTAACCGAGGATTACCTTTCCAGGGAATGGCAGCGGGATGATGGAGCCTTTATCAAGATCGACCGCTGTCTGATCGACGCTAACTGGGGTACATCGACTGATGTGGTCTACCAGTTCTGCCGTCAATCTCAGTTCGGCTCGGTCATCTTCCCAAGCCATGGAAGGTATGTCGGCGCAGCCAGTACGCCGTTTATCGAGTACAAGAAAAAACGTGGAGACCGAGTTGGCCACAACTGGCGAATACCCAACGTAAAAGGCAAGCGAGCCATTCGTCACGTTCTTTATGATACCAACTACTGGAAATCTTTCATTCACAGCCGCATGGCAGTGCCTATGGGTGATAGCGGATGCCTTTCGTTGTACGGCCGCAACCCGGTTGTCCATCAGCTTTTTGCCGAGCATCTTCTGGCCGAGTATCGCGTTAAGACATCAGGTCGCGGCAGGACGGTCGATGAATGGAAGCTGCGACCTGAGGCTAACGACAACCACTGGTTTGATGGGATTGTTGGATGTGCTGTTGCGGCAAGTATCCAGGGTGCGGTCTTGCCGGGAACGCAGACTCAGGCTGCAGATGTTCGCAAAAGAATCAAACTTTCCAATCTCAAAAGAAATCTTCGCAGGCACTAAGTTTTTCTTCGCGTTCTTCGCCAATTTGCCCGTTTGCCGGGTAAGAAATAAATGTGAGATCAATTTTGAGAGATGGCGAATGAGCGATTCACTTGAACAAAACCTGGAACAGAATGCCCAGGGCCCAAAGAAGGTCAGAGGTGATGCCGGTGAAGTTGAACAGCATGGTTTGACTGATCAGATAGCAGTTGATCGTTACCTGGCCTCCAAGAAGGCAGCCAGATCAAAGGGACTTGGTATTCAAATGAGCAAGATGGTGCCGCCGGGAGCATGAGGGTTTGAAGCTACTTAATACAATTTTCAATAGAACAACCGAGAAGAAAAGTGCTTCTGCAAGCGAGCTCCGGCGAGGCCCAGCGAGAATCCGAGGTCGGTATGACGCCGCACAGACCACCAATGAGAATCAAAAGCACTGGGCGGCGGCTGACGGTTTCTCAGCCGATATGGCTGCCTCGCCGGAGGTTCGCAAGGCACTCAGAGAACGGTCCAGGTACGAAGTGGCCAATAACAGCTATGCCCGTGGCATAGTTTTGACGCTGGCCAACGATACGATCGGGACCGGACCAAGGCTGCAGATGCTCACTGAAGATGCATGTTTGAATCGTGAGATCGAAAACGAGTTTTCAAGCTGGTCCCAGTCGATCGGACTGGCTGCAAAGCTTAGAACGATGAGGATGGCCAGATGCCAGGACGGAGAATCGTTTGCGGTCCTGGCTGATAACCCGTCAGTTGGACATCCGGTCCAGCTGGACCTGCAGCTGATAGAAGCTGACCGGGTTACGAGCGAGCTTAGCTTCAATCAGAGCGATGATGAAATAGACGGGATCCGGCTGGATGCGTTCGGCAACCCGGTAAGCTACAGGGTTCTGCGATACCATCCAGGTGGTGCGGCGTTGGACTATCAGCAGAAGGCTGTGATTATACCGGCCTCGTCGATGATTCACGTTTTCAGAAGCGATCGACCGGAGCTGCATCGCGGGATCCCTGAGATTACACCGGCCTTGGGGCTGTTTGCCCAGCTTAGAAGGTTTACGCTGGCTGTCTTGACGGCGGCCGAGTCGGCAGCGAACTTTGCTGGCATTCTGTACACTGATGCACCGGCAACGGGTGAAGCTGATGCGGTCGAGCCGATGGATCTGATCGAGCTTGAGAGGAACATGCTCTTAACCATGCCGGGCGGTTGGAAGATGTCCCAGCTGGATCCAAAGCAGCCCGCGACGACATATGCTGAGTTTAAAAAGGAAATACTTAACGAAATCGCCCGCTGTTTGAACATGCCGTTCAACGTGGCGGCTGGTAACTCATCGGGCTACAACTACTCATCCGGCAGGCTGGATCATCAGACCTACTATAAGGCGATCAGGATCGACCAGGCATTTACGGCATCGAACGTACTGGACCGGATCCTGCAAAGCTGGCTATTGGAATACTCGATGTTTAGAGGCGATCGATTTGCCTCTTTGCCAACCCATCAGTGGTTCTGGGATGGCATGGAGCATGTTGATCCTTACAAGGAAGCCAATGCCCAGGCAGCCAGGCTAAAGAGTAAAACCACGACTTTGGCTTATGAATATGCCCGGCAAGGACGTGATTGGGAAGAAGAACTTCGCCAGCTCGCTCGTGAAAAGAAAGTTATGACCGAGCTTGGTCTTATCGAAATAAAACCAAAACCTGCACAAGAAAGTTTTCAGGAGTCAAATACATGAAAGAGTTTCTGACGATTAAAGCCGAGAGTAATTCCTCACAGAACCCGAGAGTTTCGGGTCTCGCCTATTCGGGCGGCAAAATGAATCTGCCCGGATGGAAACATCCAGTGGTGGTGGATCTGGCAGGTTTGCAGATCCCAGAAAACGTGCCGCTGCTTACCAACCACGAAAACCGCACGACCTCCCGTGTCGGCATGGTCTCAGCAAGCATCGAAGAGAGTAGCCTTGTCATAAGCGGTGAGATCACATCCTCGGCCGGGACTGCCAAGGGCATTGTTGAGCAGGCCAAGGCCGGTGCCGACTGGCAGCTTTCGATTGGCGCAGAGGTCGTCGATGCCGAGCTGGTCAAGACCGGAAGCCGTACTGTCAACGGCATCGAGCATGATGCTCCGTTCTATCACATTAAGGCTTCTAACCTTCGTGAGGTGTCCGTAGTGGCAGTTGGAGCTGATGACAGTACCAATATGAAAGTGGCCGCGATGTTCGATCTCAAGACCGACGAGAAAGAGCAAGAGATCCAGGCACAGGCAAAGGGGGCAGAAGAGCCTGCGAAGGCTGAACCAATCGACCAGACCGAGATCGCAGCTAAAGCCATATCGCAGGAACGCACACGAGTCGCTGCGATCAGGAATCTATGCGGTGGTGAGTATGACGACATCGAAGAGCAGGCGATCACGGCCGGTTGGTCGATCGAAAAAACATCAAAAGCTGTGCTCGAGGCCATCCGCGAGTCGCGTCCCAAGGCCGATGTCGGGATCAGTGTTAAACGTCAACCCCAGGGAGATACTATGAAAAACACCCTTGAAGCAGCTCTTTGCCTGCGTGCAGGCCTGTCCGGCGATGAGCTGCTCAAAGACTATGGAGAGGCAACCGTCGAGGCGGCTGATAAAATCCGGGCCAAGGCACTGCCTGATGTGCTGCTGGAATGCATACGCATCGAAGGGATGTCCGTGCCCGGTGACAGTGATACCGCCCTTATCCAGGCGGCATTCAGTACGGTCAGCCTGCCGGGCATTCTCTCCAACGTGGCGAACAAGCGAATGCTCAAGGCATTCCAGTCTCAGCCACTGATCGCACCGAGACTGTGCTCGGATGGTGACCTCAACGATTTTAAGGAAAACGAGCGTTTCAGGCTGACCGATGTTGGCGATCTTGAGCCGGTCGCAGCTGATGGTGAGATCAAGGACGGCAGTGTTCGAGAGGACAAGGCCACCAACCAGCTCGATACCTATGGTAAGAAGTTTGTCCTGACCCGAAAGATGATCATCAACGATGACCTTGGGGCTTTCATGAAGTTTCCCACCTCTATGGGTAACAGGGCAGCTCGACTTATCGATCAGTTATTCTTCAAGCGTCTGCTGGCCAATCCCAAGCAGGGTGACAACAAGGCTCTGTTCCATACAGGTCACAAGAACATCCTGACCGGCACCGACAGTGCACTCTCACACGAGGCATTGACTCAGGCCGTGCAGATGTATCTGGATCAGACCGATGCGGACGGCCAGCCCATTAGCGTGGAACCCAAGTTCATGCTGGTCCCGACAAATCTCAAGTTCGATGCGATTCGGCTGACCAGGGGTGCTCAGTTGATCATGTCCGGCGGTGATGCTTCTGCCGGGACGGATCCGACGATTATGCCTGCGATGAACGCGATGGCCGATGAGAATCTTACCGTTCTCTCCAGTCCGTATTTGACCAACGCGAATTATCCGGGCAGTTCAGAGACTGGGTGGTATCTGTTCGGCAACCCTGCTCAGGTTGATACGTTCGAAATCGGCTATCTCAAGGGCAGACGCAGTCCGACGATCGAGCGAGGCAATACTGATTTCAACACGCTTGGTATGTGGTTCAGGGTTTACTTTGATATCGGCATCCGCGAGCAGGACTGGCGTGGCATGCTCAAATCTGATGGTGTGTAACAGGAAAGGTTAGATAGATATGACAGCAGTTTATAAGCAAAGAGGCGATGCGATCGATTATACGCCGGACGTCGATGTCACAGCAGGCGATGTGGTCGTCCAGGGCGATCTGGTAGGGATTGCGAAGCTCGACATCGCAGCAGGTGAGCTTGGTGCACTGGCTGTGGTAGGAGTATTCGATGTGCCCAAGGCGACCGGTGTTGGTGAGGCGATCGCGGCCGGGGCTAAGCTTTACTGGGACGAGGTTGACAGCCAGGCCACCACCAGTGACGGCAGCGGAGCGAACAAGTACATGGGCAAGTGCATCCTTGCTGCTGGTGATGATGATACGGCCGTGCGTTTGAGACTGTCACCATGACCGACATGCTGAACCAGGGTCTCGATTGGCTGGGGCAGATGCTTACAAAGCACTGCTCCAGCCAGATCATCTATCGGCAGGATCAGATAGAGGTGAGTATAAATGCCGTGTTTGCCAAGACAGACTTACAGCTGGAAGATGAACACGGCATCTCGATCAGAAGTTTCGTCTGGGATTTTCTGATTGCCTCGGCGGCTCTTGGATTTGAACCGCAGCCCGGTGATACGATTGTTGCCGAGGATAAGACCTTTGAGGTGATGAATCTGTCCGGTGATGGATGCTGGAGATGGACTGGGCCGGACAGGAATATGTATCGGATCCACACCAAGCAAATTTAGAAAGACTTTTAAATTATGACCTGCAACGACCATCAGTATGAAAATGTCTGCAAAGACGAGTTTGCCCAGCTGACCCGCAAGATCGACAAGCTCGATGATGCGATCAGGGGCAACGGTGAGCTGGGACTCAAGGTTCGCATCGATCGCCTGGAGCGTGCCCAGGCGACAAGGAACAAGCTGGTGTGGCTGATTACAGCAGCTGTGATTACAAGTTCTGTCAGCTTGCTGGTTCAACTGGTACGAGGTGTGTGATGTCAGTTAGCATAAAACTAGCCGATGCGATCGTTGCCGAGCTCAATGGCCACCAGTTCTCAAAGGCCTTCACAGCCGAGAGAAAACTGCTGCCAGAATTCTCCCTGGCACAGTTAAAGGATCTTACGGTGACGGTCGTCCCCCGCTCGGTGGATACGACTAACGCAAGCAGGGCGATGCGGCAGTATGAGCACCAGGTGGATGTCGGTATTCAAAAAAAGCTCACCGGCAAAGTCGACGATGAGCTACCCGGTCTTATGACGCTCACTGAAGAGATTGCTGAGTTCTTCGCGTGTCTTGCATTACCCGATGTGCCCAACGCCGTGTGGGCAGGGTGTCATAACGAGCCCATCTATTCGCCTTCACATTTATCGGAGCACAGGACGTTTTTTAGTATTTTGACCCTTACTTACAAAGTGATGAAATGAACAACATCATCGCCCGAAAAATTGATTTAACAGACCAGTTCCAGCAGCTGTCCGAAAGCAAGACAGTCGGAACCGTGACGGTTACCGCCCTGAGTGGCAACTCATCTGAGGTAATCCTGCTTGGTGATACAGGTGATCAGGTGCCGCTGGTTCCGGGTGAGTGGCACACCTTTATCCGCGTCGACCTGGCTCGGATAAACGTCAAGGGTTCAGCTGGTGACGGAGTCACTGTTGTTGGAGGTACGTGGTAATGCCGCATCGAGGTGATGTATTTGCACCAGGCATGATAATCATGTGGTCTGGGCTTTTAAGCGATGTGCCAAGGGGATGGAGCGTCTGTGACGGTAGCAACGGCACTCCCGATCTTAGAAACCGTTTCGTCAGGGGCGCAAGTTCAGTCGGCGGAATCGGCGGCTCACAATCTCACGTTCACTGCCATGGCGGGTGCACCGCATTTGAAGGTGGGTGTCCGGTTTATGTAGAATTTGGCTGCACTTATCCTGTGCCGTTTTATGGACATTCACATGGTGCCAGCCCCATTACCGAGACGTTCGAGGACAACCTGCCGCCTTACTATGATCTGATATTCATAAGGAAAGACTGATGGATAATATTACGTTTGCCATTCCTACATACAACAACGCCGAAACCATAATGACGGTTTTGAAGCGGTGCCTGCAGCAGGATGTAAAACCCAAGATCCTGATAATGGATAACGGCAGTACCGATGGAACTGTCGAGATGCTTCGGGCCGCCATCAATAACGGCATCTTTGGTCCGGTTGACATAAAGCTCGAATCGGTCCAGCGGATGCTTGGCGGCAAGTCCAAGAACATTCCATATGTCCGCTATAAGCTCTGCCAGGCGGTCGATACCGAATATGTATTCCTGCTCGACGCCGATGTGTTGATACCGCAGCATGCCATCCTTGGCCTTCGCGAGATGCTCGAAGAAGATGGAGATCTGGTCGGTGCCGGGATCCGGGTGGATCCGATCGTCGAGCATATCCAGTTCGGGGCCATACTGCTTAAATCAGAAATTGCCAGGCAGATCAAGTGGAACAACGGCGAGGGCAAATGCGAGTGCCTGTGGGCGTTGCAGTCCATAAACCAGCTCGATGACAATTACAAAGTTAAAAGACACCCGGTCTACCAGGCCATGCATCTGAAAGGATTTTAAAGTGATAAAAGTAATATGTGATAAATGCGGGCAGGAAATAACAGATGCGACAGATGTCAGCACGGTTGTCGAAGACGGCCAGGCCAAGCACTACCACAAGTCCGGATGTTTTACTGATGCCAGGGCAACACTGACCCAGACCACCGATACCACGGTCCAGAAGTAGGGCAATGAAGCTAACATGAAATTAAAATATCTGTTCTTCAATGACAAAGCCGTGATTAAGTCGGTTGACAAAACCACGAGAAGAGTTCTAAGCCGGTTCGGTGCATATGTAAGACGTTCTGCTAGAAGCAGTATCCGAAAACGCAAGAAATCGGCACCGCCTGGCAAACCTCCAAGCAGCCACAGTGGTCTGCTGAAAAGGTTTATCTTCTTTGGCTATGAACCCAAGAACAGATCAGTGGTGATCGGCCCGGTGGACCTGCAGAGCAAACAGGGCGAGACTCCAAGCGTGCTGGAATATGGTGGTCGTACAACGGTCAAAAACAAGGATAAGAAAAAGCAAATCGAAGTCAAGGCCAGACCTTTCATGGGTCCGGCTTATGAAAAAGAACAACCCAAACTGCCTGGAATGTGGCAGGATGCGATTAAGTAAGGAGCCGGATAGATGGCAGATTTTATTCTTGGTATGAACGCCAAGCTTTACCAGGGCGATGCTGGTGCGGATGTCGCCACGATGACCGAAAACAGTAACGTCAAGGATGTCACCTTGAGCCTGGAGGCTGGTGAGGCGGATATCTCCACTCGGGGAAACAGCGGGTGGCGAGCGACCGCACCAACGTTGCGTGAATGTAACTGTGAGTTTGAGATGGTATGGCGGCCGGGCGATGCGCAGTTTGATGCGATAAAGACAGCGTTCTTGAGTTCGGGAACTGTAGGCATGGCGGTGCTTACCGGCGACAGCACTGTGACTGGCTCGGAAGGGCCCGCCGGTGACTGGTCGATTACGAATTTTAGCCGTAATGAACCCCTCGAAGAAGCTGTGACGGTAAGTGTTACCGCCAAGCTTGCCAAGTTTACAGAATGGTTTGTAGCAGCATAGGAGATAGCGAATAATGAAAACTTTTACAGATAGCAGTGATCGGACGTGGAGCATAAATCTCAACATAGATTCGGCCAAGCGTGTGCGTGATCTTCTGGGCGTTAACCTTCTTGAACCCGAAAACGGCGACCCGCCTCTTTTGACCAGGCTGGGGACCGATGAAATCCTGCTGTGCGATGTGATCTATTGCCTGTGCAAACCGCAAGCAGACCAGCTGAACGTCTCGGATCAGCAGTTCGGCCAGTCCATGGGTGGTGAAACGATCCTGGCTGCTCAAAAGGCCTTTTACGAGGAGCTGATTGATTTTTTCCAGAAACGCGGCCGTCGGGACAGGGCAAAGGCGGTCGCGGCACAGGCAAAAGTGATCGAGACAGCCATCAGAACGATCGAACAAAGGGTGGACGCGATCGACATAGACAAGCTGATCGATGGAACGATCTCTGGCAGATAGCAGGCAAGATTGGCATCGATCCGGGCGGGCTGACTCTGCGTGAGGTTTTGCTTATGGCAGAGGGAAAGATGCAGAATGACTGGTCACATACATCTGCCGTCCTTGCGATGATGGCAAACGTCAACCGCGACCCCAAAAAGAGCAGAAGCTTTAAGCCCGCCGATTTCAATCCGCTCGAGAACGGCTCGGATAAATCCCAGGCGATAGTAATCGACGAGAGCAACATACATCTTCTAAAAGAGGCCTTCACCGGCCGGAAAGGTAATTTCAATGGACATAAGTAACGTAATGGAAATGATCTGGCGGTTCTGTAATTCCAGCTTCGGTTTTGCAGCCGTATGGGCCGCTACAGTCGGTTTTTTCCTGTGGCTGGGCAGCAGGTACAATCCCTTCGAGCTCAAGTGGAAAAAGTACGAAGGCTCGATCATAACCGCCATCCGGCTTGCTGAAAAACAGATCCCTGACGACACCGACAATGCCGGTATGCGGAAGCTCGACTGGGCACTTCGATTTGTACTGCAGGCTTATGCCAAAGCCAACGGCAGCCAGCCTTCGCAGACTACTATCGAGCAGCTCAAGGAAGGCATTCAGATCAAACACAACGAGCTGGCGGTTGCAGGAGCTCTTGACAAATGAGCTGGCTGACTGCGATGGTCACAGTGATCCTGAATGTCCTGCTGAAGTGGGGCGAGAAGCGTTCAAAGCCGAGCTGCGAAGACGGCTCACCGGATAAGGATACCGCCAAGAAGCTGCGGAACAAAATTAAAGACCACTGGTTCTGTTTTCTCATCCTTTTGGTGGTTCCGCTTGCAGGATGTTCTACGCGGACTGTTTATGTTCCTGCTGGTGCACCGGTGAGGCTGCGTGAGACGATTAAAAATGCAAAGGTCTGGGTAAAGGACAAACAGGGCGAAACGGTAGCAGGCAAGATGGACCTGCCTGAAGGCTGGTACTGTTTGCCTCTATCAGAAGATTAGAAACAGGTAACTGAAAATGGCCAACACAAAAGGAATCAGGGCGGGTAAGGCGTATGTCGAGCTGTTTGCTGATAACAGCAAACTCGTTCAAGGCCTGCGTCTTGCCCAGCGAAAGATTATGGCTTTCGGCAATACCATCCGGAACATGGGTCTAAAGCTCGCCGGGATCGGTGCAGCCCTGGCCGCTCCTTTTGTTATGGCATCAAAGTCGTTCAGCTCTATGGGTGATCAGGTCGCCAAGATGGCCAAACGCACAGGCCTGTCGGTTGAAACTCTAAGCGAACTTAAATTTGTGGCAAGCCAGACCGGCACGGAATTCGTCTCTCTTGAGAATGCGTTTCGTCGGATGCAGCGGAGTGTATATGATGCGGGGAGGGGGCTTAGCACCTCTGTCGATGCCCTGAGTGATCTTAACCTGCAGTTCCAGGATCTCGACGGGCTCTCACCCGAAGATCAGTTCAAGCTATTAGGCGATAGGATCAGCCAGATCACCGATCCAACCCGGCAGGCGGCAATCGCAATGACCCTCTTTGGCAGGACCGGCACCAATCTTCTGCCAATGTTTGCGAATGGAGCCAAGGGGATCGAAGAGCTGCAGAAACAGGCACGCCAGCTTGGCTTGACTATGACCAGTGAAGATGCAGCGGCCGCAGAAGTATTTACTGACACCATGGACAAGCTCAACAAGGTCGTGAAGATGGCGGTCTTCCATATCGGTTCGGCTCTTGCCGGTGCGTTCAACGACAGCGTCGATCACATCGTGCACCTGGTCAAATCCATCTCCGACTGGATCAAGCAGAACAAGGGCCTGGTCGTTACCTTCGCAAAGATAATCGGCATGCTGACTTTGACCGGTGTTTCGCTGGCAGTCCTTGGGATGCTGATCTCGGCTACCGGTGCGGCTTTTGGGGTCCTGGCCACCATTGCATCTGCAGTCTCAGCCGCGTTCGGTGTTGTTGCCGCCGCTATAAGTGCAATCATATCTCCCATTGGACTTGCCATAACGGCTGTGGTTGCCCTGGGAGGTTATCTGCTGTTTACAAGCCAAACCGGTGCAAAAGCGCTGGCTTGGCTGGGCGATCGGTTCGGAGTGCTTGCCAAAACCGCAACCCAGACCTTCAGGGGAATAGGCGATGCACTTGCAGCTGGCGATGTCGTCCTTGCTGCAAGGATACTCTGGCTCTCGCTGAAGCTTACATGGCGGCAGGGGGTCAATGCACTCAAGAAAGTATGGTACAACCTGCAGACCTGGATGACAGAGACTTTTTACACGATCGTCGAAGCTGCCCAGCTGGCCTGGCATGGGCTCGAGGTCGCATGGATCGAGACGACTTCATTCTTTTCGCGAGCGTGGAATAAGTTTGTGTCATTCTTTGCAAAAAGCTGGGAGAGGATCAAGGCTGGAGCTAAAAAGGCCTGGAACTGGATCAAGAGCCTGTTTGATGACACGCTGGATCTCGAGACCGAAAACAAGCTGGTTGACGAAGAACGCCAGAAGGCAATCGCCAAGATAGAGGATGATCAGCAAACGAAACTCGCCCAGCTCCAAGCCGAGCGTCAGAAAAAACGAGATGCAGCAGCTGCAAAGAATGCCGCCATTTTGGCGGGGATAGAGGATGAAGCTGCCGCAAAGCTGACCGAGATGGATGCGGACCATGCCGCTAAGATCGCGGCCAATGAGGCAGAGCTGGCAAGGGCAAAAAGCAAGTGGAAAGAAGCCATCAAGTCCGCCCGCGATAAACGCAATGGGCTGGATGATAAATCGCCCGAGCTTGATGCCACAGAAAGTGCCAAGGACCTAAAATCCGCTCTTGCGGGTGTATCCGACGTTATCGGCAGCCAGATGGCCTCTGTCAGTATAACCGGGACGTTCAGCGCCTTTGCAGCAGGTGGACTTGGCAGCGGCAATGCCATGGACAGGACGGCCCAGGCGACCGAAGAAACTGCTCGTAATACCAAGCAGATTTTAAATATCAGCAAGTTCGCCGGAGGCCGGTTCAGTTGAGTATAACCGTAGCTGAAAAATTCGACAGTCCGCAGATCACCAAGGGCCAGAATCCATCTGCTACCTGCAGCTTTATTGTCCAGGGCACGGACGATGAGAGTGAAGCTCTTTCAGCTCTGCTGGCCCAAACGCCCGATGTGTACCAGGACATGCCGCGAAACAGCCACGGCATAGACCACCTGGCCCAGAATCTGTGGGAAGGAGCAGTGCACTACGGCAGCGGGGCGTCTGATGTAAACAGCTTCGCCACCAGCTTTGATACCACTGGCGGCACACAGCACATCACCCAGTCCCTGTCGACCATCAGTGCCTATGCAAAATCAGGAAGCACGGCTCCTTTGTATGGCGGTGCGATCGGCGTCACCAAGAGCGATGTCACCGGTGTCGATATTACGGTCCCTGTCTTTAACTTCTCGGAGCGGCACTTTATCTTAGACGCTAACGCGAATGCACTTACATATCGCAACCTGACTGGTTGTGTCAATAACCTGCCGTTTAGAGGCTTTGCGGTTGGTGAAGTTCTGTTTTTAGGTGCAACCGGCAGCATCGGTCAGGATGGGTTATGGGAGGTCAATTTCAAGTTCGCCGCCAGCCAGAACAAGTCGAACATCACAGTCGGCAGCATTACAGGAATCGTAAAAGGCGGGTGGGACTACATGTGGGTTCGCTATGAGGACACGGAGGACATGTCGGCCGGTGCGATCGTCAAACGGCCGACTGCGGTCTACGTCGAGAGGGTCTATCCACTCGCTGATTTTAGCCTGCTGGGGATCGGTGCATAATGAGAAAAGTCAAATCGGGCGAGCCACTGAATATCCCCGCCCAGACATACAACACCTTCATCGATGCTGCCCAGGACTACAAGAGTCGCCAGCTCAACACCGAAGGTACAGCCAGACTTACCCCTGAAAATCAGTTCATCCTGGTTAAAAACGAGACCAATCAGACCTGCCCGCGTTTCAGCGTTGTCGGGATAAATGGACCGGTAATCGAGCCGGGAGCAGATATCGATGGCTTTGTAAACTCGATCGCTTTAAAGGGCGAGCTGCCATCCGAACAATCAAAAGGACGATTCGCAATCCTGCTCGAACCTGCCGCACCGGGCCAGATCATCCGCGCTGCAATTAGCGGTATCTGCTGTGTTCGGATCGAGGTCTATGACGAGTCGCACAGCTTTGCCCAGCCGATAGCAGGGGACGCCAGCCGTCTTCAAAGCAGCGAAAACGGCTCGGCTACCATACTGTGGAAAGAGGCCGGTACGGGCCTTAAGTGGTCGCTGGTCCGTTTAGACCGGGCTGATACCGGTATTCGGATGGGTGTCATTGTTGACAGTCTTGGCGGTGACAGTATGTTTGTCGGCCAGCTGTATGGCCCGGCCGGTGAAGTCGTCCAGGAAAAGCTGGATGTAATCTGCAACGTCACCGACATACCACATGTCGAAGTGGGCGCAGAATTCGCGGCAGTTAATCGCAGCGGCAAGTGGTGGTGCCTGGCAATCTATGGTGTCTACTACAGCAGTGATTATCTAAGCAGCGAAGTGTTGCTCAGTGAAATCCTCAGCAGCGAGGCCATCATCAGTGATGAATCGGATATTGGTGGATTATCTTCAGGTGAAGGTTCGTTCAGTGAAGGTTCAATTAGCGAAGGACTGCTGTCCAGTATGTTGGGATCCAGCGAAGGAGACTTTTCGGAGTTTTTCAGCAGCGAGGGTGTCCTCTCTAGCGATCTTTCGAGTGATGATGTTTCGAGCGATGCAGCCTCAAGTGAGCAAGGACTTTCATCGGATTTCTTTTCCAGTGATGCCGATTCAAGTGAGCATCCAAGCAGTGATGATCAATCATCTGAATTGGCCTCGAGTGAGGCTTTATCAAGTGAGGGGCTAAGCAGTGATGAGCAGCCCTCCAGTGACGAATTAACCCAAAGCAGCGGATTCCCGTCCAGTGACGGGCTTTCCAGTGACTTTATAAGTTCTGACTGGGGTAGCTCTGATTTTGCAATGAGTTCTGGCGTCTCAAGTGAAGAGGCTCTTTCCAGCGATTTTCCAAGCTCTGATCTACCAAGCTCTGACGCGTTATCCAGCGACCTGTGGCCCAGTTCGGATGTGATCCCAAGCTCGGATGAAATCGGTGAATGCAGCCTGGTTCCAGGACCTTATCCACCGCATGTACTGCTTACCTGCTATGGCAGGAAGTACGTTGATGGTGAGGATGTTCCCGATTACAGCCAAACACGCAGCTTTATTTTGACCCGCGATGCACCATGCCACTGGCAATATTCAGATGGCAGTTACACCTTTGAGTTTTGGATGAATTATCTTTCCGGCCAGGAAAGTTGTGAATTTCGAAATCACACGGATACTGCTCCATTTTGGGCTGATAACGGTTACCTGCCGCCAAGTGCAGTAACTGCAGTGTCAAACAGCTATGGCAAATACGGTGAGAGCATAGGTCAGTGGCACTATTACGAATTCGACATGGGCTTTGCCAGTGTGGACCCAATATGGTGATCAAATGCAAAAACTGGAAACCGTCACCAAAACCATTACATGGCATCTGCAAGGCAGGCAAGCTCGGCGGTGAGCCTGTCGTCAGTGCGTGCATCGATGTATGTGGCCAATGCCAAAACAGCTCGGAGGATTTTAGAAACTATCTAAGCAGCCGATTCGGCACAGGTAAAATGGCAGCAGATAACAAAAAGGTAATAATCGAATCACAGCCCCAGCGTCACAGGGCATGGCATAAGGATGTGTTTTATCGAGGCGATGGAACTACTGTCGACCTGGTCGACCTTTTCCATGGCCAGAGCGTCTTTTTGATCTGTAATGGTCCAAGCATAAAAGACATCGATCTCGAAAAGCTTACCTCCACACCCGGTGTTATGACCATGAGCCTCAACAATGGCGGCCACAAAATACGAACGAACCTTTGGACTGGCCAGGATCCGCCATATCGCTTCATGCAAAGCATCTGGGAGGACCCGTCGATCATGAAGTTCACCCTGTACGATTACCGCAAGCGTCCTGTCTGGGATCGCAAGAAGGGCGGCTACAGCGACCTGAAACTATGGCAGTGTCCCAATACCTTCTTCCACAAACGGCACTCAGATTTCGATGCAAAGAAATGGCTCGATGAGGACAAGGTGGTCTGGGGTGAGCCCAAAGACGCTGGCGGCAATCGCTCCGTAATGCTGGCGGCGTTGCACATACTCTATTTTTTGGGCTTTCGCAACGTGTTCCTGTTGGGTGCTGATTTCCATATGACCAGTGATGACAAGTATTTCTTCGAGGACCGGGCAGCCGTCAAGCACAACAACAGGCTCTTTAAAAATGTTGCCAAGTATTTAGAACAGCTCAAGCCTTATTTGAATGAGGTGGGCTTTCGGGTATTTAACTGCAGCCCGGCGAGTCACCTGAAGGTGTTTGAGCACAAATCAATCCATGATGCTGTTGAGATGTGCCGGGTCAATATTTCTCAATCCACAGAAGGGATGTACGTCAAACGATGATGATTGTAAGTTTCTATACTGCTGATACGCCATACGAACAGGAAGTTGGCAAGCTGCGAAAATCACTGGAAGCGTTCGACCTGCCTCACAAAATCTACGAAATACCGAGCAAGGGAAGCTGGCAAAAGAACACGCACCGTAAGCCGCATGTGATCCTGCGTGCCCTTGATGAACTGGACGAGGACATCCTCTATGTGGATGCGGATGCCACATTACATGGTAAACCGCAGATTGATCTTGCAGGCTTCGATTGGGCAGCTCACATAATGGACAAAGCGTACTGGGGCCAGGACACCTCAAAAAGGACCCATTCACTTATGAGCGGCACACTTTGCTTTGCCAACAATCGCCGATCCAGGATGATCCTTGAGCTGTGGATCCAGCTGAATCGCCAGTATCCATGGCGGTGGGACCAGAGAAACCTCGAGCTGATCTGGCGGAAAAACCAGGAGCGGTTTTTGAACCTGCCGGTTGAGTACTGCGCAATCGATAAAACCATGACCGTTGAAAATGCCATCATCCGCCACCACCAGGCGAGCCGACGTTTGAAAGGCAGGATATGCTGACCAGTGTGATTTTGATCTGCAATAAAGAACGACATCTAAAACGCACGCTTGCCAATCTCCTCGAGACAGCAGCTGGTGAGATTGAAATACTCGTCTACTTTGACGGTCTGCGCCAGCGGGTGATACCTGACAAACGCATCCGCACCATCTTCCATCCGCAGAACCGAGGCAGGCGGGTGGTCATCAATGAGGCGGTTATCCATGCTCGCGGTGACTATATCTTCCACATCGATGGGCACTGCCGGATGCTGACCGACGGCTGGGACCTTAAAATGATCCAGGCTGCCGGTTTGCGATCGACGGCAGTTGCATCGATCCTGAACCTTCGACCCGACAAGCGGCATCTGATCAGGCACGTCATGCATCACCCAAAGCACCTGGCCAATCACTTCTGGGATGAAAAAACGCCCCAGAATACAGTGGAAGACATGATGACTCTGACTGGCTGTGCATGGATGCATCACCGCAACCTCTGGCAAAACTTCAATGAGCGTTATGCAGGCTGGGGTTACATGGGCATCGAATGGTCGCTCAAGAACTGGCTTTGCGGCAGTGGGCCCAATCCGATTCTGCTGTGTTCTGATATCGTCTGCGAGCACATCGGCCGACGTCATCGAGGCAATCCAGCCCGGACCGACTGGCTAAAGCACAATTTGTCCCCGGGAGCGACCCTGCGGCACATAAACAAGCTCTACAGAAACAACAAAGCTCCAGATCAGCAGCGTCCGCTGAGTTGGCTGATTGACAAATTCAAACCGGTTCCGGGCTGGCATGAGTAAGCGGATCATCTACTACACCGACAATTCGATCGATGATACCCGGCTTGCAAAGGTCGCCCGCAAATACATCAGACGCTCCAGCATCGCCGTGACCAGCGTCACCCACAAGCCTATGGAGTTCGGCGACAACTTTGTATTTTACAATCCACCTTCAGCTCGGTCGATCCTGCGGCAAGTCCTGATGGGGCTCTACACCACCCCCGAAAAGACGGTCTACCTGTGCGAACACGACTGCCTCTACCACCGATCGCACTTTGCCCTTGAAACCGATGGCGTAGCGTTCAACACAAACGTCTATCGTCTGACCAATCGAGGGTTTTACAAAAAGTCAGAATGGGTTCTGTCCCAGCTGATCGCTGATCGTGACTGCTTGATTCAGGCCATAGAACAAAAGCTCGCCCAGCCGGATCCGATCAAGCTGCTAGAACCCGGTCGCGGCGATAACTGGCCGGTGGAACTGCTGCAGTCAAAGCTGCCAAACGTGGATGTCAGACACGGCAGGAACTTCTCCCACTGGCGGCCAAGGGGTAAACGTCGGTGCCGAATTCCGCATTGGGGCCATTATGCCGGACAAGTCGCAAATGTGCTGTAAATCATGGCAAATAAGGAGCTTATCTGCTTGATAAAGCTGCGGAATAATGGCTTAATGTGGTTGTGCAGAACGAACGTAAACCATTGAGAAGAAAGGCTTTACCGTGAAAAACAAAGAGGCAATCCTGAGAGGTTTGGACGCCGTAATTGCCAAGCTCAAAGCAGAATCCAAAGGATCGCAGCAACAACAGAAGGACATTGCCGCATACCAGCTTATTCGGGACCAGTACGAAGCTGAAAACCTCGAAGCCGCCCGGCACACCTACAACTTCGTGATGGACACCTACCTTCGAGAAATGCTACCCGAAGAATGCGGCGAAACGCTGGGGTTCAAACGCATCAAGTAATCTTTGACAAAAAACCGTAGCCTTTACAACCAATTTCTGATATGGTATTTGATCATGTTAGGTTTTGAGGAGATGGGCTATGGCTGGAAAAACGATAAAACTCTTTCTTACAGAAGGCAAGCCTAATGGTCTAACTGTTGCCGAATTACAGCAGTGGACTGGAATTGCCTTGGCATGTCCGCGTTCCGAGCTGCCAAAGCTCAATCAAAGGCCAGAGGCTGACAAGCCCGGTGTTTACATCCTTACAGGCCAGGACGAAGAATCGCAGTTGCCTGTTGCCTACATTGGTGAAGCTGAGAATATTCGCAACCGATTACGAGAACACCATCGATCGCTTGATTTTTGGGACCGCATCTGCTTTTTCACGCAGAAAGACGATAACCTAACCAAGGGACACGTTCGATATCTCGAGTCTCGCATGATTCAGGTTGCTAGTGATGCCAAGCGAACCCCTCTCAAGAATGGTTCCAGCCCCAGTCCTGCTAACATACCCTTGCCGGAATCTGATTTGGCGGACATGGAATACTTTCTTGAGCAGATGCAGATGGTCTTGCCAGTTCTCGGCGTTGATTTGTTGCAGCCTCAACCGGTAGTAACTGCAGAAGATGCTGCCGAAAATACAGCGGAGTCTCCTTTATTCGAATTCAAAGCTCGCGATGCCGCCGCCTCGGCTAAGTTAATGAACGGTGAATTTGTTGTTCTCGAAGGCTCAATGGCCCGCAAAGAATCTACTGCTTCAATGCATGCCTATATGGAAAAGATGAGAAGGGAGCTTCTTGCGACTGGAGTGCTGGAGGAGGCTAACGGCGAGCAATACCGTTTTACTAAAAATTACGCCTTTGGAAGCCCCAGTACCGCATCTGGCGTAATCGCCGGGCGGGCTTCAAATGGTCGTAAAGAATGGAAAGTTAAAGACACGAGACAGACTTATGGCGAGTGGGATGAGGCAAGGTTGGTGGATTAGCTTCCTTTGTATGAACTGACAATTTCTGCAAAATATCCCCACAGCTTTCGTCCCACATTTGCCGCTGGGTATTCCAGTCCAATGCAATGGGCTGGAGTTTGTCGCAGGCGATCCTGTTGTTTTGGACATTGCAAAACTAACGTTATCCCAGTTGACTCACATTAATCGCTGTTGTGTTCTTCGAAAGTGGGATGACAGTATCGGTCAGGCAGACAACCGCACCATGTCCGACAGGCATGTTGAATCTTTCAAGAGCTGCAAAGTGGCGGACATCATCCTTGCCTGGTGCAGCGGATTTCTTGAACTCAGCCGGAAAGAGCTTGCCGTTTTGAACGATTAAAAGGTCAATCTCCCGTTGGTCATTATCACGGTAAAAATAGACTGGAGCTGCCTTTCCATTGTGCCAGTAGCTCTTTATTATTTCAGTCATCGCCCATGTCTCGAAAAATGCTCCACTGGCAGCTCCTGCTTCAAGCGTTTCAGGAGTGGTCCACTGTGTTAAGTAAGCGGCCAGACCGGTGTCCATGAAATAGAGCTTGGGAGTTTTGACCAGCCTCTTGGTAAAGTTGCCATGATATGGTTGCAATAAAAAAACCAGGCCGGATGCTTCCAATACGCTCAACCATCTCTTTGCAGTATTGTGTGTTATGCCAGCATCACGTCCAAGTTCGGCAACATTTAAAAGCTGGCCGGTACGTGCAGCGGCCCCCCGAAGGAATTTCATAAATGCCATCTCATCACCGACATTAACCAGCGACTTGACATCCCGCTGGAGATAGGTCTGAACATAACTGGAATAGAATAGATCGCGATCCATCTGTTCATCGGTGACGATTGCCGGAAAACTCCCACGCCATATGTGTTCGTACAACTCCTTTAGTCCGATCGGTTTTTTGGTGGAATAAAAATCGCGGGTGTCAGGCATGAAGGGTTTGGAAGTTTGGCCCTGGTTGATAAGCTCAGTATAAGAGAACCCAAGCATCTGCAGAATGCCGACGCGCCCAGCAAGAGACTCCGAAACCCCCGCCATAAGATGGAACTGCTGTGAACCCGTCAACCAGTAATCGCCTTTGTTTGCTCCAGAATCGACAGCCATCTTGATTAAGGGCAGAAGCTGTGGAGCGTACTGAATCTCATCGATCAACACCGGGGCAGTGAAACGCTGCAGAAAAAGTTTAGGATCATCAATTGCAAGCTCACGAGCTTGCGGGTCATCTAATGTTACATAGGAGCGGTTTTGGTCAGCAGAATGCCGCAGGCATGTCGTTTTTCCGATCTGCCGGGGGCCGGTGATTAAAATTACTGGAAAGTGCTTGCTGGCTCTTTGCAGAGCCCCGGTTATTGTTCTTTCGATGTACATTGCAATCTCCGTATATATTCGACTTGGACTCGAATATATACGAAAAACGGGTCGTTGCAAGCTAATTTCGTGTATATTCGAGTCGGACTCGAAAACGCACGCTATGTTAAAGGCTATGTTACTCCATATTTCGCCCAAAACTTTCACCCCATTTCTCCCTTTGTTTGTGCCAGTCCGGCTCGCTCGCAAGCGAAACGGCTTCTTTGGTGGACACGGGGTCCAGTCCTTCGGTCGTTTCAGGAAGACACAGGATCTCCTCCTGTATATCCGGTGCCAGCAGAAGCAAATTCATGATTTGCGTCATGCGGGCACGGGTTACAAAACCTCTTCTTGCGATCTCGGCCATGCTCTTGATATGGCCGTCGTTAAGCATCTTATCAAAATAGATCGCCAGGGCCATTAGCTTGCTGACCCTGGGTGTCCTTGCCTTTGGCCGTTTAGGCTTTTCGCCAACGGCTATCTTTTTCTTTGTTCTTCGGCCGCACTCAAAGTGCAGCTTCCGTGTGATCTTATAGCTCATACCAAAACCTCTTCATTTAGACGGTGAATTCCTGTGGGATAGAATATGATATCAATGCTGCTGGTGTCGGCATCGAACTCAACCCGGTTGATAAGCAGGCTCAGCATCCGCCACTGCTCGCGTGTGGTGAGCGTGTCCCATAGCGGATCAAACGCCCTGCAGGCCTGGCGAATATCCTCAGCCTCGATCTTCTTGTCGGTCAGTCTATCCAGATGGCTGCAGCATTCGCTAAGATCTCGCTGGGCCATGGTGATCCTGTCCTGCAAACCAGCTAGTCGGTTGGTGGCTTCCTCATAAGCTGCCGCAGATGCAAGACTCTGCAGCTCAGCATCATATCTTTGTATTTCCTTTTTAAGCAGTTTCTGGCGTTTGCGGTATTCGGCAATTTCGGCTTCGATACCTGCCTGCGACTCTTCTACAACCTGATCCACCAGCTTTTCATCCAGCCCGATCTGACGAATTTCATCGATCACAAACCTCTCGATCTCATCTGCAGGCAGAGATGGATGCGGACAATTTGCCCATCCTCTGCTCTGTGCGTTCTGGCAGACATAGTAGCGATACCGTTTGTTCCTCTTCTTGCTGAACGCATGGCTCATCCCAGCATCGCAGGCCTTGCACCGCAAGAGCCCCTTGAGAATGCCCCCAACTTTGCCGGACTTGAACCTTATCATCTCCCGCCTGTTAGTTGAAAGCAACTGCTTAACTTCGGCAAACACATTGGGATCGACAATGGCATCATGCTCCCCATCATAAAGTACACCCTTATAATGCACCTTGCCAATGTATAGCGGATTTGTAAGCAGCGACCGCAACGAGCTCTTATTGAACGCATTACCTTCTTTCACGTGTCCCTTGCGGGTGACCCACGTCTTCGTTGTCCAGCCACGCATATCCAGCTGTTCGACCGTATCGAGTATGCTCTTGTGTTTTAGGAACAGATCGAATATCGCCCGGACCTGCTGAGCCTCTGCCTCGTTGATGACCAGCTTGCCGCCGTCGGGGCAAATGTCGTATCCAAGCACCGGCCGTCCACCGCTCCATTTACCTCGCTTGCGTGCCATCGCGATCTTATCGCGTGTCCGTTCCGAGATAACCTCCCGCTCGAACTGGGCAAAGCTCAGCAGTACATTCAGCGTCAGCCTGCCCATGCTCGTGGTCGTATTAAACTGTTGCGTAACCGATACGAATGACACACCATGATCTTCAAACCTGGCCAGTATCTTCGCAAAATCCATCAAACTACGGCTGAGCCGGTCGACCTTGTAAACCACCACGCAGTTGATCTGGCCCTCTGCAATATCCTGCAGCAGTCTTTTCAAAGCAGGCCGTTCCATATTGCCGCCGGTAAAGCCGCCATCATCATACTGATTGACAAGGCACACCCACCCCTGGCTTTTTTGGCTGGCAATGTATGCCTCCGCAGCTTCCCGCTGGGCGTGCAGCGAATTGAACTCCTGGTTCAATCCTTCCTCGGTGGACTTTCGGGTATATATAGCACAGCGGATTGTCTTACTTTTTTGCTTTTGCATTCTTTACCTTTTTCTTAGTGATGCCGAAGAACAGTTTTCCATTCCAATGGGTGCCCGTCACCTCTTTCGCAACCGCCGACAGCGACCGGTACAACTCGCCATTCCAGCGAACCCCGTTATCCATGATGGTGACCAGAATCCGCTGACCCTTGTACATCCGTTCAAGCTGCGTGCCGGGAACCAGGTCGCTCTGGTTGGAAGTCACTCGCGCAGGCAGTGACCGGCTGACCTTTCTGCCATCCCTGGGCGGCGGTGGTGAAGATGGGGCGATCATCCGCAGTTCCGTCGGATCCGCCAGCTCACTGGCCCGCTTCAGCGCCTTGTAAGACAGACCACCATAGACGTTGGCCTGCATCTTCCACAGAATGCGTTTAATCAAAAATGTGCGATGTCTGGAGGTCGACACCTCTCCAAAGACCTTTTCATACCGCATGCGAAGCTGGTCAATGGAAAGCCCGTCCAGCTCATCCCGACAGCGTGCTACATCGATTTTCATGCTTTCTCTCCTGTATCTGAGGACCGTTAACTCGCAGACACATCAATCCTCATCTGGCCGGAAACATCAAGACAAGTCTGGGAAGATTTAACGAGTTCTTGCCTCTTTTTCAGGGCGAGCTTAAGACCGCCTGATTTGCAGTGCAGACGGTTGGCAGCACGCGCCAGAATGCGGGCAACTTCTGCTCGTCTTTGGGGAGGATACATCTCGTGGGGTTTGTAGCTTTCTGTCATGTTAATGGCTCCTGAGTTTCGGTTGAAACCTACGGAGCCATGCTCTTTGAGCCAGCTGCACCGTCCGGCAGTGAATGTTTTTAGGCCGACCGCCCATACCTATTACATACCCGGCAATTCCGAATAACGGCGAGATTCGGGTGCGAAAAATTGCCACTGTTAACCAAATCGGCCAAAAAACCGGTGCGATCATGTCCAGTGGGGCATTTTGGGCCCAGAGCGACAAAGATAGAAAAATATAGAGCGCCGAACAGAGAGCTTCAGAGAGTTTGGCGGGGCTTTTTGGGATGTCTCTGGGGATCCCGAAGCAGTCTCATTGCAGATTAGAAAATCTATAGAGCGCGGCTTAAAGCAGGGGTGGTCTGTAAGTCATTGCCCGACAACGGCTTGTAAACGCAAAAAGCCCGCCGGAGTCTTCCAGCGGGCTTTTGCTCTATCCGTTAACTGAACAGGCCAATTATTCCGAGCCTGATTGTTTTTGGCTCCTCGAGTAGGACTCGAACCTACAACCTAGCGGTTAATCCGCCTGCGGCGGACTCGCTCTACCGATCTGCTCATCGAGCCACTGGCGACCAGCTCCCGATTTGAGCCACTTTTCTCTTTGCATCGCTTCAGAACGGCTTTGATAGCTTTCGCAATGCACCAGCACCCACTTGCCGGGGAATTTGTTTGTATATCTCCTGGGATTCAGACTGCTGCCGTTGTGTTCGGCTAGTCGGCGGTGGAGGTCATTTGTCTGACCCACATATCTCTTACCTATGCTATCATTCTTGAGAACATAGACGTAAAACATATATCCTCCGCGCAT